CGACTCACTTCGTTACGTGTGAAGCCTACGATATGTTTAAACTCCTGCCGAGCTACAAAGATAGGCACTGTATAGCGCATGGTGATCTGAGGGTGACTAAATGGTGTCCAGTGTCCATGAGATGCTAGGTACTTGATTAGTTTTTCATCACTGTAACTAACCTCTGCACTTTCTTTATCAAACGATACTCTTGCTGCATTCACTACAGTTAGATCGTCACCCATATGACTTATGTATTCAGACTTCATTTAATCCTCCCAAATAGTACCGCGTTGATATAATTGAATAGCTGTATTAAGGTCACAGTCAAAACCTTCCATAATCATTTTAAAGTGGTTCATAAATAACATTCGGACTCTCCCATGCACCTTTAAAGATATCATTATAAGCACTGTCCGATTGAGTGGCACCCATTAGAGAACCCACAACATTACCATCAATATCATAACGTACAAGCACTGGCACACCTCGGAAACCTAACTCAATAACTGCCTCACGATTCTCTGGTACATTGACGTTAGCCTCTTCATACTTGTACCTACTAATACCTAAACCTTCTAAACGTCCCTTAAGTGTGACACACGCAGGACAATTTGAACTTGTATATAATTTAACCATCATACCTGATACTCTCCAGTTTTAATTATAGCGGCTAATTCGTTAGCCCTTTCACCTACTTGTTTAGCCCATCGACTATCTAATAATTCTTTAGAAGCTGTTTCCCAATCCTGTACCATTATAGCATTCAATGCTTTTTTAAACAACAGAAACTTTGGTAAACCTAGGTTAAAACACATATCAACTAACGCATCGAAACGCGGTGCTGTTAGATTACTAACCCAAGGTAGTGAAGACATTAATTCATCTTCAACCCTGTTGATGTCATTGAAAAGTAATAGCTCAATCTCTCGCTCACTTAAACCTAAACCACCATTTTTATCTATATTACGTCCTACGCCTATAGTTACCTTACCCTTAGTACATACATAAGCATACTGTTTGTAGCCCTCATGCCGCTTTAGCATCTCTTCTATGCCTGTCATCGGTCACCTCCTGAGCCTTGTATGACACCCCTCTGCAATCGGTCTGTTAGTTTACTTAGGTTAGCTGCGGCAACTTCTTCAAGTTTAATATTCTGACGCTTAAGTAGTACCGCTAGGTTCCATAATACATCACCAGCCTCACTTACAACCTTATCTCGTGGTATGTCTACTGCATCCCCTCGCATCAAAGGTTTAACAAACAGATCAGTAAGCTCTGCCGCCTCAACCATGAGGGATACCATAGGATACATGGGATCTTCAAAAACTGCAAATGATTCTGCTTTACACTGATAAGTATTCATATCTAACATTTAACGTCCCTCATTATAGAATTTTCTTCTAGCTCCATAAGTAGATCAACATAGTGCTGGATCTTACGTAAGTCGTCTAAGCCTCCCTTGTCACGCCATCTTGTTATATATTTTACTATATTACCCTCTATGAAGTCAAGTTTATTTGCATAAATATATTCAATTGGTTGTATTTTGTGACCAGTAGCTGCGCCATAGTGGTCACCTCCTACCTGTTTGTTCAAAGCTGATGAATTAGTCATTAGTCTCAAATGTCTCCATGTTTTTCATTAATAAATCTTCAAAGCGATCTAGTAGTTGTTCACTTGTGATGCCTAGTATCTCACATAACAAGTCAACATCATACTCTTTTAGTATACTTTCTTTTAATTCTTCAAAGGTGTTAGACATTTTAAATGCTCCAATAAGTCATCAACTGTACGCATGGTGAAGTGGGCTAAACCTTCTTTCTCACACCACTGGCCTAGCGTCATTTTAGAACCCTTTCGTAATTTCTTCCGATCATCAGAAAATAAGAAAATCAAGGGTCGATCTATTTCATCACGTATTGCTTTGTACTTTTGGGTATCACCTACCCTAAAGAACCCTTTACACTCTATCATAGCTCCTGTACGCTCACATATGAAGTCTGGTACGTACTTCTTATGAATGGTATAGGGTATCCTGTACGGCTCGTAGAGGAACTCCTCGTGGGCCACAGCGTCACTAAAAGCACTCTCCAATCCTGATCTAAACTTAGAAATCTTTGTCATCTTTTTTCTCTCTAACCTCCTGTACACGAGGCTCATTAATAACCTTTGTTAGAAACTTTGGCCCATAAGAATAAGCAAAAACTCGCAAATCGGGGTAACAGCCTTGCTTGAAGTCGCAATAAGAACACAATGGCGGGAGCTTTTCGTTTCCAGATTTTCCATCCGGTACAGGTTTTGCACACAATGACGGCATTTCTGGTAGCTCTACGAACTTTTTTACGTGTTCTATCCGATCAACAATACTATGGCTAATGTATTTGTATACAGGTGCTGCTGTATCCTCTTCATCATACACTAATACTGCTAAATGTCCATTCTGTTTATCCATAGCAAGCCAACCATACTTGGTTTCTCCCTCAGAATAGGCATAACCTTTGATTTGATCAACATAACCAAAAGGATCATCCATTGCAAGTGTACCATCTTTGAACTTTTTGAATCCAAAGGGGCTGGCAGACTTGACATCTATAACTACACCATCAATCTTGCAATCCATACTGCCACGAACACCAGCTACCTCAGCTTGCTTCTGTTCATCTGTGACTGTGTGACCACTTAAACGTGTAAGGAATAATAGCATTTCCTCAATTACGTGTCCATACATAAATTTAATATATGTGTTTGGTGTGTAGGCTTCCTTCTCAGTGCCGTTAACAGTATGCCAAAGTACACGATCAGCACGACCAATGTTAGACATACGTATTGTTTTCTTATTATTAGCGTTAAAATAGTCTTTGTCAATGAATTGTTGAGTCATAAGGGCTTTAATTCCCTCACCAAACTTCTCAATTTCTGATTCAGCATCTACATAATCAGGAATTTCTTTCGTTTCCATGATTTTATAGATATCCTCAACTAAAGTATCTAATGTTTTACTCATATTTATCCTTCCTTAACCTTGCATGTTCCATTCTATGACAGTTTGCACATAAAAGCAAGCACTTTTTTGATTCTTCCAATATTTCTTTCCATTGTCTACCTTTTAGGCTTCCCACTTGGAAGAGTTTTGTTTTTGGGTCAGTGTGATGATAGTCGTATATTTCAAGATGCTTAGTATCTCGTAGTCCACAATGCTCACACTTACCGCCTTTACTCTCAAACAACTCTAACTTGAGTTCTCCGTAGCGTCTTAATCCACGCTTCCTTTTATTTTCTTTTAATTCTTCTGCTGTTTTTTTCATTGCACTAGACCCTAGTTAATGTGTATCAGCCCAACTATCCCCAATGTTAAACTCCCCTGCTAATGGGCATCTTAACTTAAAGTGGATACCAGCAGCCTCAATACAACTAGCTGCCAAGGCTCCAAAACGCTCCGCTTGGTCTTCTCTAACCTCCACTTGAAATTCATCATGGATATTACCTACGAATTTGTAGTCTATACCCCATATTGTAGCATATTCATCAAGAATAATCAAGGCTTGTTTCATAACTAATGCCCCCGCAGACTGTAAAAGTGTATTTAAAGCTGAGTGCTCTGATCTAACAAATACTTTTCTTTTATCCAAGCCCTTAAGGTAACCTTTTCCTGCTGCTATTGATACATTTTCCTTAAGTACCGCCAATGCTGGTGTACCTTCCAGAAACTTAGCTTTTAATTTACGTCCTGCATTTCTACCTCCCCCTGCTATGTTACCTATTAGTTCATCTCCCGCCCCGTACAAATAAGCGTATATGAAAGTCTTTGCTAAATTACGATTTGCTAATCCAGCAGCTTTCTGGTTGGCTGTGTGGATATCACCAGTTAATATTTCGTTAGTATAATCTGCATCGTCCATGAAATGCGCCAACATTCTCAATTCTAAACCAGAAGCATCTATACCAACGAGTTTGTAACCTTTCGGAACTATCCAACACCCTCGACACTCAGGGCCATATAAGCTATTTGAGCTAGGCACTTGCGCCATATTAACCTTTGAATGTGTCATACGTCCAGTAACTGCACCATTAGTATTGACATAACCATGCACCCGTCCATCAGTATCATCTACGGCCTCAAGCCAACTACGTACTTGAGCTATACGCTTCTGTACTAACAAGTAAGATGCAATCAGTGTAGCTTCTGGTATATCCTTTACCTTTTTTAGTATATCCTCAGATACAATAGGGTGACCTGTTTCTGTAAACGTCTTGGGCTGCCATCCAAAGTGTTTAAGATAACGTCCTATCTGCTGTCTAGATCCTAGGTTAAACACAGGCCAGTCGATACGGGAGAAGGGGCCACCCACGGCTGTCCAGTGTTCACCTAAAAACTTAAGACCTACTATGCTAGTTGAACCATCCTTTTTAATTTTAGGTGTAATTTCTTTAATAAATGTTGGTAGCGGTAAAAAAACACGTTGGACATTTTCTTCAAGATCATAGGCTTTTTCCTTTAATTCTGCAACCAAGTCACGAGCTTTGTTTTGATCCAACAACCACCCGTTTCTAATTTGCTTCTGTATTATAGTTTGTACTTTATGCTCAAGTATAGAGCTTTCGTTTCCAAAATCAGCAAGTTCGTGTACGAGTCTTTCGTATACTGATTCATTAACATTAACGTCTTGCTTACAATACTCCACCATTTCTGGAGTGTACCGCGACCAATCCGAGTAAGTGCCTTTTTCATTTCCTAATAAACCTCCCCAATAATCTAAACTGTGTGCCTCTCTCTGTGGGTTAGCTAGTCTAGACATAACCAAAGTATCCGTAATGGTACAATGCTTAAATGTAGTACCTAGTAGACGCTCACAAACTGGTATATCGTAACCAATGATGTTATGCCCTATCACCTCCTTGGCTTGTTTAATGTACTGGTTAAAAGCATCCCATTGGTTCTTCTCGAATACTTTAACCTCGCCAGAATCAATATCTTTAGTAACTATAACCCAAACTACTGTAGGCTTGAGGCCATCAGTTTCTATGTCAAATATGATTCTGTTGTTCATTACTATTAACTCCCGTTAGTTATTTATAAAATATATGTTGGCCTATCTTAACTACTGCATACATATGATCAGCCCAATAGGGTGTCACATAAGCTGCGTGGTAGTGAGTAGCACCCTCAGTTATATCAATTGTCCTACCAGCTAATATGTACTTAGCTAATAAGGTTGATTCTAACATAGACTTGCCGTTTTGTGGTTTATCAGGTCTACCGTCACAAAACCAGCTATATTGACACTGGTTTTTAATAGGTGTATTCATATCCCACCCGTAATACTTAGCCTGTTTAACCACACCACAAATGTCATTAGGGTATCTTTTATCCTTAACCCTATTTAAGACACTGTGGCCTACTGCTACTTGCCCTGCTAATGGCTCTCCCCTCGCCTCATGGTAAATATTCATAGCTAAACACAGCACCGCCGCACTAAGCATTCCAAAAGTACCCAATCATTATAGCACTTAATCCAATCAACATCAACTCTTCACTGTACATTTTTAAAAATCCTCGTTTGCGTGTGCTTTCTTAATTTCAGGCGCTTGTGTAGCTACTAGACGACTTGTGTTACCCTCGTAGAACAACCAGCCAGCCACACCTGTACGTCCTGTACGTCTACACTTAACCAGTTGCACCTGAGTACAGTTACGCGCGTAATCGTCATCCGTCATCTTATCACGCGATAGTAGTATTGTATTGAAAGCTATCTGGTTAATCGAGCCTGAGCCTTTCAAATCATACTCACCTATATCGTGAGGGTCTTTAGCGTTAGGTTTCCTCATGTGTGATACAATGATAATACTAACACCTGTATTCTTAGCAAGTTTTAAGCACTTATCCATAAATTCGTCAATGACTCCATTATCATTAGAAGTTACTGCCGCCTGTAGTGGGTCTAGGATGATAACATCACAATCTAAGCCCTTAACAAGATACTGCATTTTAGCAAATAATTCATCAGCTTCTAAAGCACCTTGATGATCTAGGATATGTAGCTTATCACTATTGGCTAATTCGTTGTACTTTTCGTGATATAGATTGTAATCCCTATCTTTTTGCTCTATGTCACTAATGTTGGTTCCCATGTAGACGGATAGTAACTTTTCTACTGTTTCACCTACATCGGCCTCTAGAAAAACACAACCAATCTTTTTAGCACTCTCTGCATACATACCATGTACTAAGTTGTACACCATAGTTGATTTACCTATGCTTGTCAAGGCACCAATTACAGTTACTTCACCTGCTGCAATCCCACCATTCATCATGGCATTTAGGGAACCAAAGCTAGCGGGTAGCGGTGTTACC